TGTCCCCAATTAATTAGTTAACTTCTTTGATTTTATTAGACTTTTTAGTTCTATTTAGTCTTTTCTTAATTCCTCTTTTTTGTGTACTTAAGAGGCTCCCACAAAAGTTCTACAAAGCAACCACCCCCTCCCCCCTATCAAGTTACTGACCAGTCAGTCATTAAAGTAGTAAGTACACATACTAATGTTATTCACAGGTTACACACAAGATCTCCACAGGTTGTGCATGAGGGGCAATGTAGCACCTAATAAGTACTGCCTAGGTTCTAAGGGTAAACACCTACCTCAAGAGTTATCCACAAGAGGTTGTTGATAAGTTGTGCATAAGTGTCTAGTTATCCACAGAGTAACTAAAATGGTGCATTAATGTGCATCATTCTAGTGCACTGGTGTCCAAATTGTATTATAATGGTGCATCTCAAATGAATACTATACGTTACAGTTTTCAGGCGGTGTATACCAGAGGTCTACAATGCCAAGTAAAATGTAACACTAGAGTTCTCATAAAATAGTACTGGCACGGGGCTTGCAATATGTGAGCAGGTCAACGCCGTTGGCTGTCACTTTTAAGGGGTTCGCTATGCTGGTTTCTCTGTCTGCTCTCTCTCAGTCTGACTTGTGGTCTCTAGAGGCTTTGTGGGATAAAGCCCGCTCAGAGGCACAGGATGACGGTCGTATGTACCTGTCTATCGCCTGCAAAGGTAAATTTAACATCTAATCAATTCACCAAGTATCGGAGCACATACAATGTTAAATCTTCACACATCAGCGAACTATACTGCACATCTAGCTAATAGTGCAGGCATCATCGTCGAATCGACACGCAAATCAGGCGGTGTTAGTCTGCGCCCTGACCATCCACAGTTTAATGAGTACCTCGATGCTTTCCGTACAGCCATCGACACGCAAGAGGCTGATGCACTCTGCAAAGCTTTACTGTCTTAATCAATTCTAAACTGTAAGGGAAAACACCATGTCAACACTCGCCGATAAAGTTTTATACTGCCTCTACACCATCGCCATCTTGGTGGTGTGGATGACTCTGTAATCTTAACCTTTCTAAACTTCTTAAAGCACAAAGTGCGTAAGGATCAAGACTATGTACACCTTTAAACCCGCTTCACCTTACACCCAGCATTGTTTCAACCCTTACGGCTTAAAGCCTTACGATGCAGTCTTAGAGTGTGAAATCAGGGAAGAACCTACTTATGCGTCTTATGATCTGACTGTGATAGATTTCAATGACCATTACAAAGTAGCACATGGATCATTTATTGAGCCGTTTATCTTTAAGACATTAGACGAAGCTAAAAAGTGGCTAATTACATGGTACGAAGCAAACAAACAACGTAAAGCCGCTAGAATCTAGCCTGTAGGGGCTTCTATGAAGCTCTTATGGGGTAGATGTCTACCAGTCTCAATCAACTTGTTAAGGATTAACACATCATGCAAACAATCAGCACAAAATACACGTCTGCAACAAACACACGTGGTTCACGCATTGTAGCCACCTCTACTAATGGAGATCGTGTAAGCGTAGGCTACCCACACCATCTGAGAGAAGGTGAACAAGCTCACTGGGAGGCAGCAAATAAACTCGCACAGAAACTTGGTTGGACTGGCACAATGCAATCAGGCGCTACAAAAACAGGCTATGTCTTTGTATTTGTCGATTCCCGTGAGCAATTCACTATTGGAGCTTAAACCATGTCTTCATACTACGACAAAGAATTTCAACAGTTGGGCGAATTGTCTGCCACTTTGAAGCTACAAAACGAACACGGGCAAACCCGCTGGATGACTGTCTCACCTGAACAGATCGAGGCTATCTTGGCAATCTTGAATCAATCAGAGGAGAAATGAATTATGTCAATCTACACTATACGCCACGGCTCTATTGCTGCTGTTCAATATGTAACTTTGCCTAATGGGGTAGAAGTCTCTGTAACTGACGCTAAAGACGGCTCAGAATTACAACTGCCTCGATTGCCTCTAGAGGTTCAAGCGGCAGTCAATCGACAATTTGGGACTATCTTCGCCTTGCCTTATGGTATGCGTGAGCAATTCATTAGGGACTCTGTGCCTTTTACTGTAGAAGTGCCTGACGAAGTGACACAGGAGGCTACACAATGCTAAACAATTCAGACTTCATTAGCTTAGAGCGTAGATTATGGGCTGAAGGTAACCCTTTATGTGATGAACTTGTGAGCACACGGGATGAACTGTTGCACTTGCTTGCTGAGTCTAAAAAAGTATTTGAAAAGTACTCCGCAGCGATCAATGCACTGTCATCTGTGGATGACTTAGAGTTTTTCCGTGAATGGGATGATTTTGGCGACACTTTGGACAATCTTAGTTATCATCTGGGGATTGAACAATGAAAAATTTTAAAGTTTGTGTGACTAAAACAGAATATTACTACACCATTGTAGAAGCAGAATCGTGTAGTGAAGCAGAGGATAAAGTCATTGAAGATGGACTCGAGTTAGTGGTATTGGACTTTAACTATGATGATTCACAAGTTGAAGTCTTTAGCGTATGGGAGATCGAAGAATGACAATGATTCTCATTTGTTACTGTATCGACCTAATCTTGGAGAATGACTTATGGTGATAAATAATTGGCCTTTCCCGACTGAAGTGCCACCTAAGCCGTGGACACCTGAGGAACAGAAAAAGTACAATGACGAACAGAGACAGCACTTACCAGATGCACCTATGGTGTCAAAATGCCTCTAGAATCGATTAAAACCATGCTAGAAGGCTCTCAAAGCCTCTGGACTAACTCCGCAACACCCTAAGGACTAAAATGCACTGCCAAGCCTGCAACAGATTGTTAAGTGACTTCGAATCAACGCGCAAACATGCAATCACGTTTGAATTCTTAGACCTGTGCAAAGTTTGCTTTGAAGATGTAAAGACCATCATTCCTACGATTGACCGCAGAGAATTGATGACTGAACAAGATTTTGACGATGAACCAGAAGACGATCTAGACACACAGGTTTCCCTAGAAGCTGAAGATGTACTATATAGCTATGTAGATACTATGAAGTTCTCTAGTGAAGACTATGATGTTTAAGAACTTCTATGTTAAATACACTATTTATATACTACTTAAGAAGAATACTAAGTAGTCTTAAAAGACAAAAGGGGGAATCATGGAAGAAATTGTAACTCAACACGAGGATGATTATGTCTTGTTACAAAAAGAATCACATTACGTACACACAATTAATGCTTTTGTGGAATTGATTGTCGAATACGGATGGGATAAAGTAACGTCTGATCTAAGGGCAACAATGGGGGAACGACAATGGTAATTACCCTATTTGTCTTTATTCTTACCTTAATTAAAGTGTCACTTAAGTGACAGGAAGGATATTAAAATGCAGTTATGGAAATTACTGGTAGGTTCGTTGATAGCATCTGTGCTTATGTACGGATCAATGGCCTATATTTTTGTGAAAGTTGTAGATGAGGTTGACAACAATGGCGGTTTAAAAGCTGTTATTGAACGTGTATGGGAAGGAAACAAAAAATGAGCGGAAAAGCTATATTGGAATACGACTTGAGCAAACCTGAGCAGGTCTTCGCACATAAGTGTGCTTTAAAGGGCTTAGAAGCCTGTCAGATGCTCGAATCATTGAAGGTAGCTACCCAAGGCTACCAAGCCTACAAAGGGGTCTCTGAAAGCGTTCTAGCGGACATCATCGCTGACTTGTCTAAGTGGGACAACGTAACCGTTTAAGGATGTAAAGTTATGAATACAAGCAATGAAAAAGCCATGCGTCTGGCGATTGAGGCGTTGGAAGAATTTTCTTGTGACAGCAGAATGATTGCAGGAGAACCACAATTACTCAAAACAAGACGCGCCATCACATCCCTACGCCAAGCCATCGCAGAGGCAGAGAAGCAGAGCACGGAGTGCGTGGGTGAGCCTGTGGCAGAAATTGCATTGCAGTATTCAAAAGAATCAGTTGATTGGCAATGTGAACAACAAATTATGGCGCAAGCGTTCATGTCAGAAAAACATATACAAACTTCGGACAAGCAGAAGCTAGTGACAGATAAGTTAGAACATCTGCTTTGGCAATTTATTGATCTAAAGGCCAAATTTCCAGAATGTAGTCCAAAGCCTGAGACATGGCCCCATGTGCTGGCATACGCCCCAAAGGTGGAGCAATTTCCAGCGGCAGAAGCAATCACAGATGCTTTATTGGTTGGACAGTTCAGGGTGTGGCAACCGTTTACTGTAATCCCAAAAGGAACAAAGTTCTACACCACACCATATGTCCCTACGGAACGGCAACAACGCACAGCGGAGCGTAAGCCACTGACGGATGAGCAGATTGAGGCTTGCTTGCATCATGTGGATGAGGATGGAATTGGTCTGTTTGCCTTTGCAAGAGCAATCGAAGCCGCCCACGGCATACATCCTTCGGATTTTAAGGAGAAGAACACATGGATGTCTTAAATTACATCCTGAACCTCTTGCTTCCAAAGGGGACAAACAAATGATAATGAAAACAGTTCTAGTGCCTAATGCACCGTGGCCTCAAATCATCATTGACGCCAAAGCCAAAGCAGCACCTAAGAAACGTGTCAAGCCAAGTGAGGTAGACGCTAAGTTCAACGAATGGTTACAGAAGGAGTTCGGTAATGTCAAGCGGTGGAAGTAAGCGTAGCGATAGCGAACAACTCTGTGAGCCTTTAGACGTTGAGCCTGTTGCGTGGATGGATGCAGATGGAAACATAAGCGACAATAACGACTACAAATGCTTTCCAATTCCATTGTATACAACACCGTATGTCCCTACGAAATGGCGTGGGCTGACGGATGAAGATAAATCGAATCTTTGGCTTAAAAGTCGTGCAGCAATTCCAAGGTTTTACACATATGCAACATTGGTTGAAGCCAAATTGAAGGAACTTAACACATGAGTACACACAGTGATGGCGGTAAAGGTAGCGCTAGGCGTAATGAAGACGTAAGCAAGGTCAAGTCTAATTGGGATTTAATTGACTGGAGTAAGAAAATGAATGAGCACGATGACGACAACGAGGATTACACAGATGACATTGACGACAGCATGGATGAAGACTGCTCGTGGTGTGGAGGAACAGGCGAAGGTGACTACGATGGGGCATCGTGCCGTAGGTGTCACGGAACAGGCGTAGAGCCAAAAAAGGAAGGTGATTGCGATGATGACTACTGATGAAATCATTGACAAGGACGAAGTCCTGAAGATGGCTAGAGAGGCTGCATCACATGGCGTGGAAAACCATCGGTCTGGCGAAGTGTCGTATGTGTTTTACAACGAACACCTGATGAACTTTGCCAAACTGGTAGACGCCAAGGCTACAGCTAAAGAGCGTGAGGCGTGTGCAAAGTTAATTGAGGTTTCTGATGATGTAGCAGATTGGGAAATCATTTGTGGAAGTGATGGGCGTGTGTTGCTTAACGCTATGGCAGAAGCAATCCGAGCAAGAGGTGAAGCATGAGTAGTAACCTCAAAGTAGCTTCTAAGTTTCTGCGTCATACCTCTTGTGAGCACTGTGGCAGCTCAGATGGTTCGTCTGTCTATGATGATGGACACCAATACTGCCATGTATGTCATGAGTACACACGGGGCGATGATGAAACTGTAGGCACTTATCAACAAGTACAGACACAATCAAAAACTAAGGTATTTACAATGAAGACACAAGGGGAAGTGAAGGCCATAGTAGATCGTGGTATCTCAAAGGATACATGCGAGTACTTCGGTGTCACACAAGCTGAAGGGCGACACTACTATCCTTATTTTGATGAAACAGGCGCTAAAGTAGCTGAAAAGATCCGATCTGTAGAGAACAAGACATTTTCCATCGCTGGAAACTTTCAGAAAGCGACACTTTTCGGGCAGAATTTGTTTCAAAAAGAGGGTAAGTACATCACCATCGTTGAAGGTGAACTAGACGCATTGGCTTCGTATCAGATGACAGGCAGCAAGTGGCCTACTGTGAGCATCCGTAATGGGGCTTCAGCGGCTGTTAAAGACTGCAAAGCTCAGTATGAGTACCTAGATAGCTTCGAGACTATCGTCATTTGTTTTGACGCTGATGAACCCGGTCAGAAAGCAGCTAAGGAAGTTGCTGAACTGTTCGGCAATAAGGTTAAAATATTTCAACACTTGAAAGGATTTAAAGATGCCTGTGATTACCTCTCTAACGGACGAGGAGCTGACTTTGTTAACTGCTGGTGGCGAAGTCCGGGTTATGTACCCGATGGGATCATCCAAGCCTCAACACTTTGGGACAGCGTATCTACACCTGAGCCAGTCGCTGAAGCCTTCTATCCGTTCAAAGGCCTTAACGAACTTCTATACGGTCTTCGAAGTGCTGAACTCATTACAGTCACAGCTGGATCAGGCCTTGGAAAGAGTCAGTTCCTTAGAGAAATCCTTTACAGAATCCTCGAAACAACAAACTGGTGTATCGGAGGTATGTTTCTGGAGGAATCAGTGCGAAAGACTGCCAGATCAATTATGTCACTGCAAGCAAACAAAAAGCTGCACCTACCCGATACAGAAGTAACTGAAAAAGAACTCAAGGAGGCCTTCGATGCTACTCTCGGTACTAACCGTGTATTCCTGTTTGACCATTTTGGTAGCTTGGCTATTGACAACGTCCTCAACAGGATACGATATATGGCTCGTGCCTGCGATTGCCGTGTGGTTTTTCTCGACCATATTTCTCTTGTTGTCTCTGGTATGGATGGCAACGATGAGCGTAAGAGCATTGATGTCTTGATGACTCGATTGCGCACACTGGTTCAAGAGACAGGTATCACTCTCATCTGTGTCTCACACTTGAAGCGACCTAGCACTGACAAAGGCCACGAGGACGGCACTGCTGTGTCTCTGTCTCAGTTGCGAGGCTCTGGTGCTATTGCTCAGTTGTCTGACGCTGTTATCACTCTTGAGCGAAACTCCATGAGTCCTGATCCAAGTATTCGTAACCTTACTAAAGTTGCTGTCGCGAAGAACAGGTACAACGGTTTAAGTGGCCCTGCTTGTAATCTGATGTACGATATGCAAACAGGTAGGATGATTGAAGTAACAATGGAGGAACTATGAGCAGCACAATGCAGGAGCGTGATGACATGATTGAGAAGTCCGCTAAGGCTGGCTATGATTTGTCTTACACCATGTACATCATGGAAGAGATGATTGATTTCATTAAGAACACCCGAGGTAAATCAATAGATGAAAAGATGGAGCTACTTAAAACGGATAGGTGGCTAGGTACTTCTTATTTTCTACCTCGTGCTAAACAATGGTTGCAGTTGTGTAACAACGAAGAGGTGTGTAATGGTTGAAATGCTTATTGTCGGTAGTACTGGTATTGGCTACGCTATTGTTGGTACACTGCAAGGACTCAAGGGTGAGTACTCAAACATGGCTATCTGGCTCGGTTACGCTGTGGCTCAGTACGGTCTTTTTATGAATCTTAAATGAAACGTATTGCAATCGACTGTGAAACCAACATGGCTCACACGATCATTCACGTAGCTGTCACTCAAGACATTGATAGCGGCGAAGTTCGTGTGTGGCGATCAGGTGCAGGGCTTTGGGACTATCTCAAGGATGCTGACTTGATTGCAGCTCATAATGGTATCGGATTTGACTTTCCTCTGCTGAATAAGCTATGGGGAACTAAGATAGGGCTTAAACAAGCCTATGACACTCTTGTTGTATCTAGACTTTTAGAGCCAACGAGGGACGGGGGTCACAGCCTCGACGCATGGGGAAAGACTCTAGGCGTAGCGAAGCTGGACTACAAAGCAACGTGGCAATGGATGATGAACAGAAGGGAAGACTATGATGGAGAAGCATTTGATAACCCTGTTGAGAGCTTGCTTGAGTATTATTGTGTTCGTGACGTTAGCGTGCTTCACAGCCTTTACTTGCGTTTGGATAACGATGCAGTGGTACAAGGCTTTTCTGTGGATTCTGTCCAGCTAGAGCACTCTGTAGCAGCTATCATCAACAAGCAAGAACGTAATGGATTCAAACTAGACACCATTCACGCTACTTGCTTACTAGCTGAACTCAAGGGGAAGATGAGTGCCATCAATGACAAAATGCAAGAGCTGTATCCTCCATACGAAGTGGAACGTATAAGTGCTAAAACAGGTAAGCTTTTGAAACCTGAAACTATTACTTTTAATCCTGCTAGTAGACAACAGATCGCTGAGAAGCTTATTGGCCTCGGGTGGAAGCCTAAGAAGTTCACTGAGCCTACAGTTAACTACCCACAAGGTCAGGCTATTGTCGATGAAGCTGTTTTGATGTCTCTGAAGTATCCTATCGCTCAGTTGATCGCTGAGTACATGATGCTAGGTAAGCGTATCGCTCAGATTGAGTCATGGTTAGAGGTCGTAGGAACTGACGGAAGGGTACACGGTAGAGTCATCACCAACGGAGCTGTGACAGGTCGTATGACTCACATGAAACCTAACATGGCACAGATCCCTAACTCAGGTTCACCTTACGGCCCTGAATGTAGACAGTGTTGGACAGTTGAGGAAGGTAACGTATTGGTTGGTGCTGACGCTAGTGGCTTAGAGCTACGGATGTTAGCTCATTACATGAAGGATGAGAAGTATGTCAAGACAGTCACCGAGGGATCGTCTAAGGAGGGCACGGATGTCCACACGGTTAATCAAAAAGCAGCCGGATTACAAACACGAGACCAAGCGAAGACTTTTATCTATGCGTTCCTATACGGGGCCGGGCCTGCCAAGATTGGCTCGATTGTCGGTGGTAGTAGTACCGCTGGTCAAAAGCTCATTGATTCCTTTCTTAAAGGGACTCCCGCGTTGCAGCGTCTACGTGATAAAGTATCCACATATGCGTCCAAGGGCTATGTACCCGGGCTTGATGGTCGTAAAATATGGGTACGTTCTGAACATGCGGCACTCAATAGCTTGCTACAAGGCGCTGGAGCGATTGTCATGAAGAAAGCTCTTGTGATCTTGGATGAGAAGTTCAAGAAAAACAAGATAGACGCTAAGTTCGTAGTCAATGCCCACGATGAATTTCAGATAGAATGTAGCGCAGACATAGCTGACACAGTTGGCAAAGCTGCTGTACAATCAATCAAGGAAGCTGGGTTAGCGTATAATCTACGATGTCCTCTAGATGGGGAATACAAG